CTCCTGCTAGAAGATTGAAAATATACTTCACTAATGCATATTATGAGGCATCTGACAATGGTGACATCACAACCGTAAATTCATACAATGGATTTGATTATACAAATGATATTAGTCTCGTAGATGGCAAGCGTGTAAGTGATATTATTGATGCTAGACCAAGAGTTACAAGTTACACACTTGCAGCGGGAACAAGGTCACCTTTTGAATTCTATGGTAGAAACTTCAATGGTGGTCAACATAGTTCTGCCAAAGTTATTGCATCCGATGAATCCCTTACATTAGACTATAACTACTATCTTGGAAGAGCAGATAGAGTTTATGTTGATAAAGACGGATCATTTGCCGTAAAATACGGCGCACCTGATGATATTCCTACGCTTCCTGATCCAGTAACAAACGGATTGAATATTGCTAACATATTTTCTCCAGCGTACCTTTACAATGTAAATGATGCGAGACTTAACTTTATCGACCATAAGAGATATCAAATGGTCGATATTGCAAAGATTGAACAACGAGTTAAGAATCTTGAGTACTATACTTCGCTTAATACACTTGAGCAATCTACACTCAATAGTTTTGTTCCTGACATTAATGGACTCAACAGATTCAAGTCTGGTATTTTTGTTGATAACTTTACAACAAGAGCACCACAAGATGATACGATTGGTATCAAAAATGCTATTGATGCAAAGAGAAAAATTCTTAGACCAGCACACTATACGACAGCATTTAATCTTCAATTAGGAATCGGTAATACCATCTTCGGAGCAGGTATCCGCAAAACGGGTAATATGATTACCCTTGACTATAATGATATAAGTTGGTTGGAGCAACCATATGCCACAAGACTTGAAAACGTAACACCGTTCTTGGTTAATTTCTATCAAGGTTCGATTGATCTTCAACCATCAGTTGATGTTTGGGTTTCAACTAATCAATTAGAAGTTCGTGATGTTCTTCAAGAAGGTTCATTCCAAGGTATTGCTGATGTAATTGGTGCTGAAATTGAAACCACTGAAGATGGTGAAAGAATCGGTGTTGCACCAGTTGTCTGGGACTCCTGGGAAACTGTTGGTGCTCAACTTAACTTGTCTGCAGAACGTCAAACAGAATCGTTGAATGCTGCATCACAAAGATTAGGAACCACCAATAACAGACTTCTTGCTGAGCAGGGTATCAGTAATAATAGAATTGATGCTGCCAGGACAACAGTTCGTTCTACAGTAATTAATGGTTCAGTTTCGTTGGAGCAAACCAGAACTGGTAGACAACAAACAGTTAATGAAGTCATCAATACTGAAAGTCTTGGAGATCGTATTGTAAATCGTGAGATCATTCACTTTATGAGATCTCGCAATATTCAATATACTGCTAGAAAGTTAAAACCATTTACAAGAATGTATTCATTCTTTGATGGTGTTGATGTTAATAGATTTGTATTCTCCAAACTGATTGAAATTGAGATGACATCAGGAACTTTCGCTGTTGGCGAAACAGTTGATGGTGTTATGCAGTCGTCACTTAATACTCAAGAGACATTAGCAGCAGGTTCAGCATCAATCACATTTAGAACTTGTG